CAGACGCACCATTGCCTGAATAAAATTTATTTTTTTAATCTTTTTTTTCAATAAAGACCAAATAAGTCTAGTTTTAAAGACCAAGACTTTATAAATATTAGGGTAAAATCAAAGTAAAGGGGACATTCTTCAATGGCAACACAAAATACCTTCGTAATTGAATATGGTTTAACGGTAGGAACTACTGAAATCATATCTAGTGCTGGAAAACTCGCTGCAAGTGCATTATCATTATTAAACACTGATAATCTTGCTGAAGGGTCAACTAATCAATACTTTTCAAACAGTCTTGCAAGGGGTGCTATCAGTCTTGCAAGTGGAGAATCAAATTTAAGTTATAATTCATCTTCGGGTGAATTATCATTACCACAAGTAGATGGGGGAACATTTTAATGACAGCTAAGAATTTTAATATCAAAAACGGTTTATCCGTTGGTGGTGTAGAAGTAATCAACTCATCAGGTGACTTAGTTGCTGGTGGTGTAGGAACTGCAGTTCAAGAAGCAATCGCAGACAAAATCGGTGGAATAATTCAAGGGTCAGGTTCTACAACCGTGACTTATGATGACGCTGCTGATACTATTACAATCTCATCAACAGGAAAAACAGAAGAAGAAATACAAGATATCATTGGTGCTGCTTTAGCAACTAATGGTTCACATACTGGTTTATCAGTAGCATACGATGATGCTGGTGATGGTGCAATCGATATAACTGTAGATTACAGTGCAATTGCAGCTGACCTAGTTCCTGATGGAAACGAAACAAGAGATTTAGGTAGTTCATCAAAAAGATGGAAAGATTTATATCTTTCAGGTTCAACTATTAACTTAGGTGGAACAGAACTTTCAAAAGATTCAGACGGAAACGTTGAAGTTTCTGCAAGTGGAACATTAAAATCACTTAAAGTTGCAGAAATCGAGATTGGAACAGGTTCAGACGTTCTTGTTCTTAAAAGAGACAGTAATGGTAAACTTTCATCAAAAAGTAAGAACACCTCAACAAAAACTGAAACTGCAACAGACATAGATTTATCTAATAACGATTCAGATGACCTTTCAGAAGGGTCAAGCAACCTCTATTACACTGATGCACGTGTTCAAACATTCTTAGGTGGTGGTTCACTTGCTGGTAATATCATACCAAGTGCTGATAACACATACGACTTAGGTTCATCTACAAAAATGTGGAAGGACGTATATATCGGGCCAGGTTCATTATATGTTAATGGTCAGAAAGTGGTTGAAGATAACTCAGGAACAATCGTTGTTTCTGCAGACGATAACCAAAACGTTTCTGTTCAAACAGGTGGTTCAGGTGACGTAGAACTTGACCCAACAGGAACAGGTGTTATCCAAATTAAAGGAACACTTCAAATCGAAGACGGACAAAACATTACTAACAGTGCTGGAAATGCAATATCTTTTGGAAACAATATAACAGTTGACCAAATTGCATCTAAATCATCAGACACTAACTTAGTATTAAGTGGTAATGGAACAGGTAATGTCACATTAAATGACAATGTTGCAATTACAGGTGACTTAACAGTTTCAGGAACTACAACAACTGTAAACTCAGAAACTATTTCACTTGCAGATAACATAATTGCATTAAACAGTAATTTCACTTCAGGTTCACCAACAGAAGATTCAGGTATTAGTATCACTAGAGGTGGTTCTTCTGCCAAGACACTTCTTTGGGACGAAACAAATGACAAATGGACTGTAGGTTCAGAAACTTTTGTTGCTGGAACTTTCGAAGGTGCATTAACAGGTAATGTCACTGGAAATCTCACTGGAGATGTCACTGGTGATTTAACAGGAACAGCTTCAAATGCAACTCTTGCTGTAAATGCACAAGGATTGACTGGAACTCCAAATATTTCTGTAGGAACTGTTGCTTCAGGTGCAATTACTATCACCAATGCAACAAACAGTGGTGGAACTGCTAGAAACGTTTACCAATCAACATCAGCTCCTGCTTCAGGTGATGGTGCAGTTGGTGATTTGTGGATTCTTTACTCCTAATTTAGGGGTTTAGAATCTTTATAAATATGAGAACTTTAAACGGGAAATAAACTAAATGGCAATCGGAATTACACAACAACCTTACATTGCAAATGGTCAACAGCCATTTACGTATCAAAATCCGTTTACATATAGTGCAAGGTATCCAGCGAATGCTCAACAACCCGTATCATATAGGTCTCCATTTACATATAGTGCAAGGTATCCAGCAAATGCTCAACAACCCGTGACATATAGGTCTCCATTTACCTATAGAGTTCCATATCGTGCTAATGCAAGACAACCAATAATTTACAGAAACCCATTTACATATAGGGTTCCATATCGTGCAAATGCAAGACAACCTTTTACATATAACTATAGGTCACCATTCACTTACAGAAACCCAAGTAATGCTAGACAACCTTCTACGTATCAACATAGAAGTCCGTTTACTTACCAAAATCCAGTGAATGCACAAGAACCTAATATAAGAAATGCTCAGACACCATTTACATATAGTAATAGACAACCATTTACATATAGTAATAGACAACCTGCTACATATGCAACACAAGGAAGAACTCCTGAAGCAAGATGGGACGGAGTAGTATCACAACAGTGGCCTGGGTCACCAATAACAGGATAATATAAGACATGGCATCAGGAAATCAATCAGTCAAGACACCTACAGGTTGGAATGCGACCCAAGGTGCATGGGTTAAAACTGGTTCTTCTACATGGAGTGCAGTTGACCAAATCTATATCAAAACACCTACAGGGTGGAATAATGCTTCGGGTCAAGAACTTACACAAGTTCCATATCCTTATATTGCAAATAGTCAAACACCATATATTGCAAATGGTCAACAACCTTATATTGCAGATGCAAGACAACCTTCTGAGTATCAACATAGGTCACCATTTACATATAGAAACCCAGTAAATGCTCAAGAACCTAATATTAGAAATAGACAAACACCATTTACATATCAGAATCCAGTAAATGCACAACAACCTAATATTAGAAATGCACAAAACCCATTCACATATGATGCTAGGTATCCTGCGAATGCTCAGTCACCTAGTAATAAACAGTCACCTTTCACTTATGATGCAAGGTATCCTGCGAATATTCAACAACCAGTAGCATTTAGGTCACCTTTCACATATCGTGTTCCTTATATTGCTAATGCAAGACAACCAGTAGCATATAGGTCACCATTTACATATCGTGTGCCTTATATTGCAAATGCAAGACAACCACTTTCAGCAAGAAACCCATTCACATATAATGCAAGGTCAGCGGTTTCTTACTACTATCCTGACCCATTCCCAAGTGGTGGTGGTGGCGGTGGTGGCGGTTGCTTCGTCGCTGGGACACCTATTCTTATGCATGACGGAACAACAAAACCAATTGAGTCAATCGTATTGGGTGACCAAATTAAAACTTGGGGTGAACAAGGTCAAGGAATTGTTGAGGTTGAAAAACTTATGTCACCAAGACCTACTAAAGTGGTTAACCTCGTTATTGCAAATGAGAACGGAGATACAGTTGCAGAATTAGGAACAACAAAAGACCACCCATTTAAATTAGTAGACGGAACATGGGGTGTTGTAGATGCTGAATATTGGAAAGAAAATCACTCTAATTTAGAAAATACTGAACAACTTTATGGTGAAGAATTAAATGAAGTCAACCTAAAAGTTGGTGATAAGATTCAATCAGTTTGGGGTTCTGCAGTTCTAAAAGATATCATTGATACTGGTGAAGAAAAAGAAGTATACCATATATTAAAAGTAGGTAATTTCTATACAGACGGAGTTGTTGCACATAACTTCATGGAAGAACCAAAAACAGTAGGTGAGAAGTAAAAACAATATTCGTCCTTTAAATTCGTCCTAAATATACATTATGAACACATTGAAAACCTTAGAGGAAGTCCGCTCAACTATTCAACCTATAGATTATAAAACTATAAATCATGTTGATTTGTATAGTCTAGGTGCATATCATTTAGGAAATATATCTGATATAAGTGACGTTGATAAAGAGTCAAATGCATATATAAATTTTAAATGGGTGTTTGAAAATATTGCACCACCTACTAAGGTAATTAAATGGGGTGATATCTTAGAACTTCGTAAACAGAAAAAATTCATTCCTTTCTTTGGTGCAACAAACGAATCAATCCATTATCAAAAATTCTTACCACACGTATGGACTTGCAGAGAAAGACCAAATAAAAAACCAGGCGAAATGGATTGTGCAAGGGTTGTTGACGGAGAACCCGAGTATGCACAAATTAAAGATTATGTAGAGTTTGACCCATCTACCATAGTCACACCTCAAACTGAAATCTCTCTAAATTCAATGTATTATCATAGTGCAAAAGCACATTGGTTAATTCAAAGTATACAAGAAGAAGGTTTAAGACACCCAATCCAAGGAACAACTCATAAAGTTGGTGACCGATTTGGTTTTAGAATTCACCCAGGCTCTATAAGGTCAAAGGTATACGAAGAATTAGAAGACCCTAATTTTGAAATTTTTGCAACAGACCCTTTTGATGTATTAGATTCAGAACCTTTGACGTGTGACGAAGCACTAGAATATTGGGCTGAGAAGTTAAAAAATAAAAATGCAAAACACTACAACACGTCCATAACTTTTTGTAATGGTGTTATAGAATATCAACACGATTTAATGGATTTAAGTTTTAGAAAAGAAGTGTATGCATTTAACAAAAGAGTTCATACACAATCAAAGGGAAAACCTTTAAACATTTACATAGGTTATGATTCAAATCATGGTGACTTACATGAGGTAAATAAGAAATCAATTCTAAAAACACTAGAAGTTGGACATGGCCCTCTCTTGAAAGAGTGTCATTGGGAACCTGAAATCAAATACCTTGACATTTCTAAACTTCCTGATTATAATAGAGAGTATGCAAATCAATCTACTGAGTTCACTTACAGTAGATTCTTAATTCCATATTTAGAAAACTATGAAGGATTTAGTATCTTTATTGATAATGATTTCATATGGAGAAAAAATCCTTTACCTTTATTCTATTATCTGAATATGGACGATGCTGTTGCATGTATCAAGTATCCACAAATCAAACATGACGAAACTAAATTTGACGGACAAGTGAATATAGATTATCCATGTAAACTTTGGTCAAGTCTTATGATATTTAACAATGGACATGAAGACTGTAAGAAGTTAACACCTGAAGTAGTGAACACTTGGACGGGTGCTCAATTACACCAATTTGAGTGGACTGATAAGATAAGTCCAATACCTGAAAAGTATATCTTTACTGAAGGTTATGATAACCCTGATGAAAAATGGGATTACACTGGAATACACTACACTAGGGGAGGCCCTTGGATAAAAGGTATGGATTATTCCAACATAAATAATTTAGACGATTGGTTGAAAGCAAAAACCTACTAGTAATTTTTATAATATTGAGGTATAATATAGAATATGAACGCATTAATTTATACAGAAGACAGTAAACTCATAGTCCGAAAGGAAAATGGTTTACAATATGATTTTGAAAACGTGGATAGACCTGAATTAGGTTTTGACTTTGACGTGTTAGTTTATGACGATGTTGAAGTTAAGATTTTAAAATGGGAAGACGGAAAACAATTTGACGAACAAGAACATACTGCATTGTCAGAAGAAGACAAACTTAGTATCGAAACATATATTAAAAATTCTGAACCACCTTTAGGATATAATTTAAATCAACAATATATCACTCAATTAGAAAGACTTGTATTAGATTATCAAACACAATGTTCTGAATTGTATGGAATGTATGATTTATTATATGCAACTGTAGCTGGAAGAGAAGGGTCAAATCACCCTAGACGTTCTGATGCAAGAAGAGCATTAGAGTATTTTGATAATATATGGTTTTGTTTTGAAAATGTGGTTGAAGAGATACGACAAACAAGAGAAGATACTTTAAAAGATTTATCTCACTATCTTGGAGCGATTCCCGACCCTTTAGTGACTCCCGACTCTAGGTCAAACAGGTAATGTATGGAACTCATTTATCATAATGAGTCCTTTAAACTAAAAGACATAGGATTCCCACTAAAAGATATTCATATTATTGATAATTGGTTGCCTGTGCAATTACATTATTGGATTGACGAGGCAGTAAGTCAACCAAATATTTGGTCAAAAAATAATCAAGTCACTGGAGATAGTCCTACAGGTTTACCTCATCACCAATTTTGGGGTGCAACTATGATGAAGGGAACCAATTCAAGTTTAATAGAAGTGGGAGATTATCCTGATACAGACCCCGAGATTAATCAATATCTAGACACTAAGTGTTGTGCAAAATGGTTAGATAGAAAACTACAAACTGATTTTGGTTTTGAATGGGTAAGGTTTCAATACATGGGATTAAATTCACAAACACAAGGTTTACATGGAACAACTCATGCAGATTGTCAAGATGAAGATGAGTGGAATTTATCTTTTTTATATTATACAAACAAGATATGGTCAGAACATTGGGGAGGCCCTTTGAGAATCTATGACGAAATGCAACAAGGTTTACATGGTCGTGCAAATCATATAAAGAATCACCAAATTGCAGAGATTCCTTTCAAACCAAATAGATTGGTAGTGTTTGACGGAAGAATACCACATGGTGCCGATGCACCCACTGAAGAAGCACGATACATAGATAGGAAGTCAATCGTAATACGAGGTGACGAAATTAGATTAGTAGAAGACGATTATTGGTTTAGACAATGCCCACAATAGAATTTAGCACATTTAATGAAGATACCCTCAAGGACTCTAAACCAGTTCTTGCAAAATCTATAAAACCTGAATGGTGGAATAGTATGAGATTCCATGAGTATAATCGTGGAATTAAACAAGCAACAATACGTTCATGTCCTGCTATGGACGATTGGTTAAAGAGTGGTTGGTATCTATTATCTAATAGAGATATCATTGTGAAGAATGGTAGACTTGATGGTGATACAGACGACCATTGGGTTGCAACACATGAGTTTGACGGAGGGTCAGAAATGCCTTCACCTACACACCCTTCAGCACAAATGGGATATGCATTTCAATATTTACATGATGAAGATGCACCAGTTAAGGGTGCATTTAAAATGAGAAATCCATGGAACATAAAAACACCACCAGGCTATTCAACGTTTTACTTAGACCCATTTTTATTTCAAAACAAATACTTTGCAACATGGCAAGGTGTAATAGATACAGATTCCTTTAATACAAATTACGATAATGCACAAATTATATTTTATCCACGTGTAAATCATTCCTTCGTTATACCAAAAGGAACACCTCTTTGTCAAGTCATACCATTTAAAAGAGAGGAATGGCAGGCAACCTATATAACATATGAACACCAAACTTGGTTAGACAATAGAAGTAGAATTACTAATACTTCAGGTAATAAAAGTATGGACGAATTTTCTAGACTACAGGATACTTCTCAGATGTCTAGGGAGAACAATGACACATTAGGTGGTTATAGAATGGGTAAAATGCACTCACAAAAAGGTAAAAATTTTAAAGAAGAAAGTCCACCACCCGAATGTCCTATGCATAGTGCTGTTGAAGACGCTGCAGACGTAATGTCGGGTTATGAAAAACAATTGGAGTTAGACTTAGATAATGATTAGATTATTGTTTCCACATGTCTGTATAGAAGACAACTTATTAGAGACTGGTCAACTAGACCAAGAATATATTGATTTACTTAAAAATGAAATCGATTCTATGAGAAAGAAAGACCCAGTTGGAAGAAAGATATCAAATCAATACACTGGTTGGCAATCAAATGACGGGTGTGAATCAAGTCCTATCTTTTCTAAATTAATTAGAATAATTAATCATAAGTTTAATACAGAATTACTTAATTGGACTGGACATAGTTCTAATCAAGTTCAGTTAAACATTTCAAATTCATGGGCAAACATAAATGATAAAGGTGCATGGAATGCTCCGCACTTACATAATGGTTGTTGGTATAGTGGTGTATTTTATATTAAGTCAGACGGAGATGAAGGAAACTTTGTTGCAGTTGATTCAACCCCAAAAGTAGTTTCAGATTTTCCTCATTCACCGAGAGATAGACAAAACTGGAATCTTGCACCTAGAACTGGTCACTTATTTCTTTTTCCAAGTGCATTAATGCATATGGTGGAACCTAATCCTACTGATAAAGATAGATATAGTATATCATTTAATATGAACACTTCATATCTAACAAACAAAATAGAAGATAGAGGGGGGAATCCTAGAGATTATCACCCTGATGAATTGTGTTTTGAAGTAGACGATAACGGAAAACTTATACATAAACTCTCTACATAGTCATTACGATTTCATAAATAATCGTATGGAACTTGTAATAGACACTCATATCATATGGAATGTTATCTTAACATTCATACTAATGCCTGTAGGTTTATTAGTTAGAAACATTCTTTCAGAACAAAAAAGACTTGATATACTAGTCAACAAAACACGTGAAGAAATTGCACGTGATTACGCAACTAGAGAACAAATCGAAGCAGATTTCCAAAGAATTATGGATTCAATTGAAAGATTATCAGAAAAATTAGATAGAATCCAATCTAAAACTTATTTCCAAGATTAAAATTACTATAAATAGTAATAAACAGGATTTATTACTATGTCAGAACCGAATTCAAAAGCAGCCTTAAAAGAGTATATCAAAAGAAAACTTGGAGCTCCCGTTCTAGAAATCAACGTGGACGATGACCAGTTTGATGATAGAATTGACGAAGCACTGCAATATTTCAGAGAATATCATTACGATGGTTCTATTAAGACGTATTTAAAACACCAAATCACTCAAGATGAAATTGATTCATTCAAAACGAATGAAACTCATAATGCAGCTACAACTGGAACACAAGCAATCTCAGGACAAACTTACGGAGAAGGTCAAAACTACATTACACTACCCGAACATGTGTTAAGTGTAATCAATATTTTCCCTTTCAATTCAGGTCAAACTTCAAGTATGTTTGATATCCAGTATCAATTAAGATTGAATGATTTATATGATTTAACTTCAACAAGTGTTTTATACTATTCACAAGTTCAATCACACTTGTCACTTTTAAACGATATCCTAGTGGGTCAGATACCTATTAGATACAATATGCACTCTAACAGACTTTACATGGACTACAGTGCAAGTAAATTAAGTGCTGGTGAGTATATCATTATTGAATGTTATAGAAAATTAGACCCAACAGACATGACTGATATCTATAATGATATGTGGTTGAAAAAGTATTCAACTGCATTAGTGAAGTATCAATGGGGAGAGAACCTCTCTAAATTCCAAGGAGTTGAGTTGCCTGGTGGTATAACACTAGACGGAGCTCAAATGAAAACAGAAGCACAAGAAGAGATAACAAGATTAGAAGAAGAATCCCGACTGAATTTCGAAATGCCAGTCATGGATATGATGGGGTAATTGAATGCCTACAAATGTATTTTTTAACCATGCAGTCAACACTGAACAACACCTTTACGAAGATTTAGTTGTTGAGTCGTTAAGATTCTATGGTCATGATGTCTTCTATCTTCCTAGGGAGATAATCGAAGAAGACTCAATTCTAACTGAAGACGTTCAATCACGTTTCGGTGATGCATATTCTGTAGAAATGTATTTAGAAAATCCAGGCGGTGGATTCGAGGGTGAGGGTGACCTCATGTCTAAATTTGGTGTTCAAATCAATGAAGAAGCAACCTTTGTGATATCATTGAGAACATGGGAAAGATTTATATCACTTGATTCAAACCTTGCAACTTCACTTAGACCAAATGAAGGGGATTTAATTTACTTCCCACTTTCAGGTTCTATGTTTGAAATCAGATTCGTAGAAGACCAAAATCCATTCTTCCAGTTAGGAAAACTATTTGTATTCAAAATGCGTTGTTCATTGTTCGAATATGGTGGAGAAGACTTCGATACTGGAACAGATGCAGACTTGGTTGAACAAGATAGAGCATACACAATTTCTATGACTATGACAGAAGGTGAAGGTGATTCAGGAAGTTATGTTGCAAATGAAAACGTCACATTGAATAGTGTCGTAGTTGGTGAGGTTGTAAACTTCAGGGGTTCAAACAGAGAACTCATTATTAAGGATAACACTACAACACTTGCACAAGGAGATAGACTTGTCGGTGCAACCTCGGGTGCAACAAGAACGATTGCAAGTATTGTTGACGTAATGACTATGGAAGGAAGTGTTGCACAAAATAAAGACTTCGAAGATAAGGATAATAATTATCTAGACTTTAGTGAAACAAATCCGTTTGGAGAACCCTAATGTTTGGAACTCATTTTTATCACGAAACCATAAAAAGGTCTGTATCGATATTTGGAACACTGTTCAATAATATCTATTGTAAAAAGATTAAAGAAGACGGAACAGTTTTATCACAACAACTCGTTCCCATTTCATACGGCCCTAAACAAAAGTTCCTTGCAAGACTTACAGAAGATGCAAAAGAAAGGGATTTAAACGTCACCTCAATCAACCTTCCAAGAATGGCATTCGAATTAACGGGGTTTGAGTATGATGCAACTAGACAACAGAACAAATTAATACGTCATTCTAAATCAAGTTTAGAAACAGACGGAGTAAATCGTGGGTATCAATATAACCCAGCACCATACAATCTAAACTTTACACTAAGTGTTCTTGCAAAGAATATGTCTGATGCATTACAGATTGTAGAACAAATTTTACCATATTTCCAACCTGAATATACAGTCACAATGAAAATGATTGACGATATGTCAGACGTTAGGGACGTTCCAATCACATTAAATTCTGTAGGTTTGGAAGATACATACGAAGGAAGTTTTGAAGAAAGACGTGTAATAGAATATACACTTGAATTTACTATGAAAATTTATTTCTTCGGCCCTGTTTATACTGGAACAGTTATCAAAAACGTTGTCGAAAGAGAATATATCAATACTGATATCTCAGGTCAATTCACAACTTCACAAATTAATGAGAGTGGATTGGTCAAAGAAGTTAAACATTATGAACCTGCTTTTGCAGAAACTAGTTCTACTGCAGTGACTAGCACTGCAACAGTTCCTTTTGCAACTGCAATAAATAGTAAGATAAGTGTAGGAGATGAGGTCTTTGGAACGAATTTAACACCAAATCCAACAGTTTCCTCTATTGCAAGTGATAGATTATCAATAGATTTAAGTTCTGCTGTGACACTAGGAGAGAACACTAAACTTAAATTTGTAGGTTCAGTAGAACCAAGTGATACTTTCGTAGTTGCAGAAACAGTGACATTTTATGACGATGGTTCTAAAGAATCATTCAGTGAAACCGATGACAGTTAATTATGACAAAAGAAACAGTAGATGAAAAGTTAGATTCTTTATTAGATATCAACACTGAAATCAAAAAAGAAACCAAGGTAGTCAAAGTCCCGTCAAGGATAGAGAATATCGATACAGACTACAAATATGCAAGAGAGAACCTCTATAACCTCGTAGAACGTGGTCAAGATGCAATCGAAGGTATATTAGAACTTTCCAAAGAAACCGAACACCCACGTGCATATGAAGTCGCAGGACAACTTATTAAGACTGTAGCCGATACTGCAGAAAAACTCATAGACGTTCAAAAGAAATTAAAAGATTTAGAAAAGGAAGACGAACAAAGAATAGGTAAAGTTGAAAATCACCTATACGTTGGTTCTACTTCAGAACTACAAAAGTTTTTGAAGAAAGAAAAGAAAAAAGATGACTGATTCTAAGAATGACGGATATCTTGGTAATAATCTAATCAAGAGAGCTGGTGTAGAAACAAAATACACCGATAAAGAAATGGCAGAATACTTGAAGTGTTCTGAAAATCCTACACACTTCATTGAAAATTATACACAAATCATATCACTAGACGAAGGTATGGTTCCCTTTACCCTTCGTGGATACCAAGAAAATCTAATCAATCACTATGACGAAAACCGATTTAGTGTCGTTCTTGCAAGTAGACAGAGTGGTAAATCAATCACTTCTTGTGCATATCTATTGTGGTTCCTACTATTTAAACCCGAAGTCACTGTAGCAGTTCTTGCTAACAAAGGTGCAATTGCAAGAGAAATGATTGCACGTATCGTGACCATGTTAGAGTCTGTTCCATTCTTTTTACAGCCTGGTGTTAAGATTCTAAACAAAGGGTCAATAGAATTTAGTAATGATAGTAAAGTTGTCGCAGCTGCAACTTCTTCAAGTTCGATTCGTGGTATGTCAATCAATTTATTGTATCTTGACGAGTTTGCCTTTGTGGACGATGCAGAGACGTTCTATACTGCAACATATCCCGTGGTGACCTCAGGTAAAGATTCAAAGGTTATTATTACTTCTACTGCAAATGGTGTGGGTAATATGTTCCACAAGATATATGAGTCTGCAGTTCATGAACAATCAGAATACAAATCATTTCTTATTAACTGGTTTGACGTGCCTGGCAGAGATGAAGAATGGAAGAAAGAAACCATTGCAAACACTTCAGAAGCACAATTTGAACAAGAATATGGTAATTCATTCTTAGGAACTGGTAATACACTTATCAACAGTAATACACTACTTGGTATGAGAGCAATAGACCCTGAATGGAATAGAGACAATCTATTTCTATATGAAAAACCAAAAGAAGGACATAGATACGTTTGCACTGTAGACGTATCAAAAGGAAGGGGTATGGATTACTCTACATTCACTATTATAGACGTGACAACAAGTCCATTTAAACAAGTATGCACATATAGAGATAATATGGTGTCACCTCTTCTCTTTCCTGATATTATAAATAAATACGTAAGACATTACAATGAACCAGTTGTTATCATTGAAAATAATGCAGAAGGTGGAACAGTTGCAAATCAACTACATTATGATATCGAATATCCGAATGTTTTTGTTCAAGGACAATTAAAGGCGGAGGACATAGGAGTGACTATGTCTCGAAAGATTAAACGTATCGGTTGTTCTACACTGAAAGAATTATTAGAAGAAAATAGACTTGTTCTGAATGACCGATATACTATTACGGAATTAATGACTTTTGTGCATAAAGGTAATAGTTGGGAAGCAGATAGAGGATATAATGACGATATGGTCATGAATTTAGTGTTATTCAGTTGGTTTGTGACAACTGAGTATTTTGTTCATTTAACGGATACAGCAGTCAAAGACTTATTGTATTCAGAACAACAGAAACTAATCGAAGACGACTTACTGCCGCCAGGGGTTTTTGACGGAGGAAATCAACAAGAATCCTTTGTAGATAGTGAGGGGGATAGATGGTATCACAAAACAATGGACGTTCCATTAAAATTATAGTTTGTTGAGTTTTATAAAGTTATAAATAAAACAGTAAACAACTTTTAATACAACAGGAGTAAAAGTATGGCATTTCAAGTATCACCAGGCGTTCAGGTAAAAGAGATAGACCTGACAAATGTTGTTCCAGCCGTTTCATCTACTACAGGTGCATTTGCTGGACAATTCCAATGGGGCCCTGTTGATGAAGTTATAACAGTTTCAGATGCAAAGGGTTTAGTCGATAATTTCTATCAACCAGCTAATACTGACGCTGGAGCAGAAGACTTCTATTCAGCAGAAGCATTCCTTAAATATGGTTCTTCACTAAGAGTC